GCTCGAGGAAGCGCAGGGCTACAGCAAGGAGGAGCTGGCGCCGATGTTCCGCGACTGTCCAGTGCTGGCCGAGCTCGTGCCGGAGGCCAAGACGCGGGACACGGACAACACGATCCTCCACAAGCGCTTCCGCGGCGGGATCCTGTCGATCATCGGCGCGAACAGCGGCCGCGGATTCCGGCGTATCACGCGACGGGTCATGGCGTGCGATGAAATCGACGCCTATCCGATCAGTGCCGGGTCGGAAGGTGACCCGATCCGCCTGGCCTTCCGGCGTACGGAGACGTTCTGGAACCGGAAGCACATCCTCGGCAGCACGCCGCTCCTGGCCGCTGTGAGTCGGATCGAGCGCCTATTCCTCGCCGGTGACCAGCGACGGTACTACGTGCCGTGCACGCAGTGCGGGGAGATGGCCTACCTGGTGTTCAACGAGAAGACGGTCGACTCAGACGGGGATCCAGTCGGCCATTTCATGCGCTGGCCGAAGAACCGGCCGGAGGACGCGCACTTCATCTGCCGTGCCTGCGGCGGGGTGATCGAGCACAAGGATAAGCGGGCGATCGTAGCGGCCGGGGCATGGCGAGCGCACGCACCGTTCGAAGGCCATGCGAGCTTTCATATCTGGGCCGCCTACAGTTACAGCGCGAACGCCTCCTGGGCGCACATTGCGAAGGAGTTCGTCGAGGCAAACGCGAGCGGGCCTGAGGATCTGAAGACGTTCGTGAACACGGTCCTCGGCGAAACCTGGAAGGACAAAGGCGAGGCTCCACCGTGGGAGATCCTGTACCAGAGACGGACGATGTATCCGATCGGCACGTGTCCTCGAGGGGTGCTGTTTCTCACCATCGGCGTCGACGTCCAGAAGGATCGGCTGATGTACGAGGTCGTCGGCTGGGGTCGCGGGAAGCGGTCGTGGTCGATCGACGCCGACGTGATTCCTGGGGACACTGCTGACGCGACGGAGAAGGGCCCCTGGCCGCGGCTAAACGCGCTCCTTGACCGCACGTTCCGGCATGAGTCAGGCGTCGAGCTCCGCGCGGCCATGTTGGCGATCGATAGCGGCTTCAATACGCAGCATGTCTACAACTGGGCCCGGCAGCATCCCATGTCCCGCGTGATTGCGGTCAAGGGTGTCGAGGGTTCAAACGTGCTCGTCGGGGCGCCATCACCGGTCGAATTGTCGCGCAACGGCAAGAAGCTGAAACGCGGATACAAAGTGTGGCCTGTCGCCGGCGGCGTCGCAAAGAGCGAGCTGTACGGTTGGCTGAAGCTCGGGCCGCCGACGGACGAGGCGCGCGCTGAGGGCGCGACGGAGCCTCCTGGGTATTGCGCCTTTCCGCAATACGGTGAGGACTACTTCAAGCAACTGACCGCTGAGCAGCTCGTCGCGACGAAGAACCGGAAGGGCTTCGTGGTGTTCACCTGGGAACTGATTCCAGCCAGAGAGAACCATTACCTCGACGCCAGGGTGTATGCGAGGGCCGCGGCCGCCGTGGTCGGGCTCGACCGGTTCGGGGAGTCCGACTGGACGGTGCTCGAGCGGTCTGTCGGCGAGGAGCCGCCAGCACGCGTGCCTGCCGTTGCGGCACCCGTGCAGACGTCAGGACAGGAGCCGCCGAAGCCGAGGCCGCCGCGGCGCGAGTCGTGGCTCGGCGCGCGGCGAGGCGGTTGGTTGAGAGGGGGTCGGTGATGGCGAAGAAACCTTCTGATGTATCGGCTGAGCAGGCGTGCACGAACATCAGGCGATCGTGCGCTCTCCTTGGTCTGCCAGATAAGGCCGATCTGTCCCTGAAGGCGCTGACCGTCCTGGTCAATCGTGTGATCGTGAAGGTAGCCGATGGTGGCTGCGATCCGTCACTGCTTCGGGATCTCGATCAGGAGTGAGCGATGGCCTACACACAAGCCGATCTCGACGCGCTCGATCTAGAGATCTCGAAGGTCAGGCTGATCGACACGGCGAGCTTCGCCGACCAGTCGACGAAGTTCCGGTCACTGGAGGAGCTGCTATCGCTGCGGGCGGTGATGGCGCAGTCCATCGCGACGGCCGCCGGTACCACGAGGACGCGGCTCGCCGCGACGAGTAAGGGCGTATGACGAGAACGTGGCTGGATCGGGCGATCGGGTTCGTCTCGCCGCGCCGGGAGCTCGGGCGCATCCGGGCCCGCGTGGCCGCAGAGATGGTGCTCCGTCATTACGAGGCGGCGTCGATCGGTCGCAGGACACAAGGCTGGAGGAGTACGGGCAGTGACGCCAACCAGGCGACCGGGCCGAGCCTCGCGCGCCTGCGCGACAACGCCCGCGACCTGGTCCGGAACAATGCCCACGCCAGCCGGGCGGTTGGGACGATTTCGAATCAGGTCGTCGGGTGGGGCATCCTCGCCAAGACGCAACCGACGAACAAGCGGGCTGCGGACATCTGGAACGCGTGGGCAGGCACGACAGCCTGTGACGCCGACGGCCGCCACGATTTCTACGGCCTGCAAAAGCTCATTGTCCGGGCGATGGTGGAATCCGGGGAACTGCTCGTCCGCCGGCGGTTCCGATTGCCGTCTGACGGGCTCCCGCTTCCCATGCAACTCCAGTTGCTCGAGCCGGATTACATCGACACGTCGCGGACGGGGATCACGCTGCCGAACGGCGGGAGAATCGTGCACGGCGTCGAGTTCGATGCCATTGGTCGGCGTGCCGCCTATTGGTTGTTCCGAGAGCATCCAGGCGCCTCGTTGTCGACGTTCACGACCGGATCCCTCGCTGGGAATTCGGTGCGCGTGGGGGCCGAGAACATCCTCCACGTCTTCAGTCAGGACCGGCTCGGGCAGGTTCGCGGGCCGACGTGGTTCGCGCCGGTGCTGCTGAAATTGAAGGACTACGACGAATACGACGACGCGCAGCTGATGAAGCAGAAGATCGCGGCCTGTCTCGCCGTGTTGACCAGCGACGTCGACGGCACAGGGGCGCCGATTGGGACGGCGGATGACAGCAGTGCCCCCGGGATCGACATGCTCGAACCCGGGATGGTGATGAACCTTCCGCCAGGACGGACGGTCACGGTTGTCGATCCGCCGCGTGTCGGCGAGTTCAGCGACTACTCGGAGATCACGCTGCGGACGATCGCCGCTGGACTCGGGGTGACGTACGAGGATCTCACTGGCGACTACACCGATCTGCCCTACTCGGCCGCGCGCATGTCGCGGATGGCGCATCACGCCCGGGTGGACGATTGGCGCTGGCGCACGTTGATCCCGCAATTCTGCAATCCGGCCTGGCGGTGGGCGATGGAGGCGGCCGTCATCGTGGGCAAGGTGACCGACGAGACCCAGGTGGCGAGGTGGACACCGCCGCCGGTGCCTTATATCGATCCCGAAAAGGAAGGCTTGGCTTTCCAGCGCAACATCCGCGGCGGGTCGCAGAGCTGGTCAGAGTCGGTGCGAGAGCGCGGCTACGACCCTGACGAGGTGCTCGCCGAGATGGCGGCCGACAACCAGAAGTTCGACACGCTCGGGATCATTCTCGATTCCGACCCACGGAAGACGACGCAGCAAGGGCAAGCACGCGAGAGCGGTGAGACGGGCGGCGAGCCGCCGCCGCAGCAGCAGGAGTAAACGACATGGGTGTGAGAACGGTTGACCACGCGGAACGAGACATCAGCCTGGCGAATCGGGAGACGAGGCCAGTGGACGCCGTAACTGGCGAGGACCAGCTCCACGCGTTGCGGACACGCATTCGGGCCGGATTGAACAGCCCGCCACCGGTGGACCCGCGGGCCGAGTCGTTGCCGGCCTGTCGCGCCTGTTATCAGCGCGGGTACATGGCCGCGTTGCAGCATCTTCTCGAGGAGTGACGCCAGTGCATCGCGACGACGACGTGACGCGACCCGATCAGGACGATCGACGTGTGCCCGACATGGACGAGCGCACGATGGGGCCGAACGTGTCGCCGTCGCAGCTCGCGCGGTTCTGGGGTGTGCACGTCAATACCGTCTATCGAGACATCTCGAAAGGTGCGCTGAAGGCCTACCGGTTGCCGGGCGGACAGCTCCGCGTGAGAAATTCTGACGCGAGACGGTACGGGCGGCCGCTCGAGTAGTTCATCGCGCCAGCGCAACCGCCACCAACCCTCACCACGTCACGGGCTACCCTCTTTTCAGCGCAGGACGCCCTTGCGATTCTCAGGCCATGCGGTCACGCAAGGCCAGCAAGGCTGCCGCGGCACAGCCGGCATCGCAATCAGTTGATCTGTTCCCGCTCTCGGTGCGAGCCGAAGTGCAAAACATCAACGACGACACCCGCACCGTCGACGTCGTGTTCTCCACGGGCGCCGACGTCGAGCGGTACGATTGGTGGACTGGGAAGCGGTACATCGAGCGGCTGTCGATGAAACCGGAACATGTGCGCCTGGACCGGCTCAACGCCGGGGGGCCGGTGCTCGATGCCCATTCGTCCTACAGCATCACCGACCAGATCGGCGTCGTCGAGTCGGCCAAGGTTGTGGCGAAGGAAGGCCGCGCGAGCTTGCGCTTCTCCAAGCGCGATTCGGTGACGCCGATCTGGGGCGACATCCGAGACAAGGTCATTCGCAACGTCTCCGTCGGCTACCGGGTGCACAAATTCGAGGAAGAGACGAACGGAAACAAGCTCCCGATCCGCACGGCGATCGATTGGGAACCCTACGAAATTTCCATGGTCCCGATGCCTGCCGACATGGGCGCGCAGGTCCGCAGCGGCGACAAGTCCAATACCAATCCGTGCGTGATTCTGACGCGCGATGTTCCGAGGGAGACGACGATGGCTGAAGAGACGCGGTCGGAAGTGATTGCAGAAGAGCCGCAGCTCGCGCCAGGCACGCGGACGACCGAGCCTGTGACAGAGCCCAACGAGCACGAGCAGGGAGCCGCCACGGAACGCGCTCGCATCCAGGGGATCCATCTCGCCTGCCGCGTCTCCCGTCTGCCGGTGTCGTTCGCCGACAAGCTGGTGAATGACGGCCTGTCTCTGGTCGATGCGCAGACGCGTGTCTTCCAGGAGCTGCAGGCTCGCGGCGGCCAGAGTCGCGGCCCTGGCGCCGGCCCGTCAGGTGTCGACGTCACCGTCTCTGGCGACGACCCGTTGGTGCACGTGCGCTCCGGGATCGAGAACGCGCTGCTCCATCGGATGTATCCCTATGTCGAGGCCACGAAGACGACGCCAGCACACGGGATCAAGTTGTCCGACGAGGGTCGGCAGTATCGCGGGATGACGATCCTCGACGTCGCGAAGGCGTATCTCAGCCAGCGCGGTATTCGCGTGTCGTCAATGTCGAAAATGGAACTCGCCGGTGTGGCGCTTGGCTTGCGCGGACACACG